AAAAAGCTCAAGAAGTTTATGAAGCCAAAGTTGCTGAAGTTGTTAAAGAATTACCTACTGAGAAAAAAGTAGAGGTTGTTAAAGAGGTAGCTAAAGCAAATGTTCAGAACTTGGGTAACGCGAGCAAAGAAACCAAAGCTGTTGTTAAAGCTGTTGTTCAAGAAGTTACCAAAGTTGAAACTGTAGCTCAATTAACTACTGAAGAAAAGAAAGAAGTTGGTAAAGTATTAGGTTTCAAAGATGAAGAAACTGCTGCTGAAGATGTTGAGATAGTTGCAAAGCAAGCAGAGAAAGAACCTGCTGTAGCTGAAGCTGTTAATGAATATGTAGACAGAGCTATAGAAAATAAAAATGTTGAGAATTATACGCTAGCTGACGTTGTTACAGAGGTTCAAGTAGAAAACTTTTTAGAAAATCCTGTAAGTTCTTTAGTTGATGTAGATTTTTCAGAAATAAGAATTAGCAACATAGGGTATGATATGACTAGTGACCAAAAAGAAAAGGCGCAGGAGGTCGTAGTGCCTGTAATTCTTGCGTCACAAATAATAGCACAAGCGGGTGCACTTGTTACTAGGAGATTTTAAATGATTAAAAAGTTATTTAACTGGGGTTACGACCTGCTAGGTTTACCATATCATTTTATAAAATTATCTATAAAAGGATTTTTGGTTTCTTTTAAATGGTCTTGGAGACAGTTTAAAAAATTAAGTTTCAAACAAATTTTGAAATGGCTTGTAGATGTTGTAAAAGAATCTATAGCACAAGTATTTACTTTGCTTGGTTTTTTTATAGCTTGGTTCACGTTGACAGGAACCGCACAAGATATTGTAGGTATAGCGATAGTGGTATCTACAATAATTTGGTTAATTACTATCAGATTGAGAGATTAGTATGGAATGCTGCGGAAGCGGTTGTTGCGGAGGCAACTAAATAATGCCTAACGGTTTAACTACCACTGAAAAGATCAGAATGATATTTGCAAGAATGATTGCAGTATTTGTTGCCAATGGTTTAGCTATTATTGGTGCTGGTAGCATAATCGGTATTGACACCCTAAGTTCTGTGCTATTAGCCGGTGCTTTGGGTGTCGCCAAGGTAACTGAATCTTTAGCTAGAGGTTTTTTAGACGATGGTAAACTTACACTAGAAGAAATAAATGAAGCTTTTAAAGGAAAAAAATTATGACAGAGAACAAAGGTAACGGATTCACTCAAAAAGAAATGCTTGTGATGATTCTTGAAGGTCAAGATAAAATTAACAATAGAATTGATGACCTACACGAAAAAACTAATACAAAAATTTCAAGAACCGAATTAAGTGGTTGGGTGGTTGCAGTTTCAGCACTAGTAGTCTTAGTTCAGTCGGTTATGTAATGTTAGATAAAATAAAAGATAATCTAGGTTTAATAGCAACAGCTATAGCTCTTATGGGTTCTGTTGGTGCAGGTCTATCTACTGCTGGAGACATAGTTAATACACTACAAAACATTGATGACAGAATGAATCAAGTTGAAGTAGATTTTGAAATGCTTAAAGAAAGCACATTTGTACAGGGCGATATAGCTGTTTTGTTTGAAAAAGTTCAGAAATTAGAAATGACTAATGATACTAACCAATATGTTCAAATAGAAAAATGGGAATGGGATGATATGAAAACACAAATTATTCGTCTTGAATCACAACTTATTGACCAAGAACAAGATTTACAACAAATTAGAGAACTCAAAGATAGAATTAGTTGGTTGGAAGCGAACAGATAATGGAAGAAGATTTTACACTACCAGAAAATATGTTTACAGATAATCCTATATTCGTAGATACATCACACGAATATGATGATGACTGTGGAGATTCCTGTAAAATATAATTGAACTGTCCTGTCTGTCAAATTCTCTTAATAGAAATCCACGCTGGGTTATACTGCTATAATAAAGAATGTATTGTTTATAAACAAAAAGCAATAGCTTGTTGTGAAGGAGGAGAAATTGCCGGAGAAAGCTGCAGATAAAAAAATAAAAAGAAATTTAGAACACGCAGCAGCAATGATTATGTGTTGGATACCTAGAGAAAAAAGGAATCAATATTTAAACTATTTTTATTCTTTGTTTACTGATGAGTAGTATTTATATTGGTATTCCAGTAATACACGATCAAGAGTTTTTTAATACAATAGAAAACTGTTTAGAACAAGCTGATAATCCTAGTGATATACACTTTGGTGTTTATGCATTATGTGAAAATGAATTTTGGGAAAAAAGGATATACGATTTTTCTTTAGAACACAATATGTCTTTATTTACTGATGAACTTAGTTGGCAAAACTTAGGAATAGGTAAAGGAAGAATAAAAGCTGGATCTATGTACCAAGGAGAAGATTATGTTATGTCGATTGATTCGCATAGTTTGTTTGGTAAGCATTGGGATACTTTACTAAAAGAAGCTATAGAAAGATTTAGTACTAATGTTATATTTACTGGTCTTGCAGGTCATTTTTATTCAGATGGAGAAAATAGATCTTTTGCACCACACCAATCAAAATTAGCATACCCTAAATTTACAGGTAAAATGTATAAGTACGGAAGTAACGAATATTACACAATGTATCCTGAATATATCGACATACACGAATATGACGAAAAAGGTGTAATGAAGTGCCTACTTTGGAATGGTAACTTTGCTTTTAGTAAAAGTAATTTTTTTAATGATTTATCAGATTTACCAATGCATACAGAACATTGGATACAAACAGCAGAATTACTTAGTAAGGAATATACATTATTAACTCCTTTATTCGATCAACCAACTATTGCTCACCTTTATGAAAATAGAACCATATTGCATACACACAACGGACAGAGCAGATGGAACTACACTGATTACTTACAACCTTATGAATTGATTAAACATCAACAATTAGATTATGTAACTATTTGGAAAGATTACAAATTAAACCATATAGATAGAGTAAAATTATTAGAAACATACACAGGAGTAAAACTTGCCTAGATATGATTATAAATGCCTAAGTAGTAAATGCGAACAAATGTTCGAGATAACTCATAAGATAACTGAAGATCCAGTCATTAAGTGTATACTTTGTGAAAGTCCTACAAAAAGACAAGTTTCTAAAAATGTTATGTTTGAAACACCTGTAGATGTAGAATGGGACGGAGATCCTAGTGATTTAAGCCCTAAATCTTTTCAACAATACAACGAAGCCAAGAAAATAAAGTATAAATGGTAACGCGTTACTAACGCGTCACTAACGCATCTAGAGGAGAGAAGAGGAGAGAAGATAAGAAGAGATGAGAGTAGAGGAGAGTATTAGAATTAAAAGATACAGTAAGAACAGGTTTGATATGGTAACATACATTAGTCGGTCTTCCACTCCGACTTCCTCCCATCAATGGCTGTCCCTTAACAGGATAGCCATATGGTAAATGAATCAAAATTATACATTCCTAAACTACCTCCCTTACACGCATCACAACAAAAAGTATTTGATTCTGATGCTCGTTGGAAAATACTTTGTGCTGGTAGGCGATTTGGAAAAACTAGACTTGGTGTACAAATGTGTATGGAAGTTGCATTAAGAGGAGGTAGAGCTTGGTGGATTGCTCCTACTTTTGCTATTGCTAGAGTAGGTTGGAGAGATATTCAAGCTACAGCACAATCCTTTCCTAAAGAAATAGAACCCAATATATCTATTGTTAATATGGAATTTACTTTAGCTAATGGTGGTCAAATCGCTGTTAGGTCAGCTGACAATCCTCAACGTCTAAGAGGTGAAGGTTTAGATTTTATTGTTATGGATGAAGCTGCCTTTATTAAGCCAGAAGTTTGGCAAGAAGTTCTTAGACCTACACTTACTGAAAGAAAAGGTTCAGCATTATTTATTAGTACACCTATGGGTATGAATAACTGGTTTTATAACTTATGGGAAACTGCTGGTACTGCAGATAACTGGGAAAGATTTAGATTTTCAACTTACGATAATCCAAGAATAGACCCTGATGAAGTTGATCAAGCTAAAACAGAAGTAGGTTCTATTGTGTTTGCTCAAGAATATATGGCTGAATTTGTTGAGGCTGGTCAAGGTATGATTAAACCTGAATGGATGAAATATTGGTCTTATACCGACAATGGTGATTTTTTACTAGATGGAGAAACATATTTTAAAAAAGATTGTACTATATTTTTAGCAACTGATATAGCTACTTCAGTTGAAGAAGATGCAGACTATACTGCAATTGTAGCTTGTGCTTTGACACCTGACAACAAGATGATTGTGTTAGATTGTTTAAGACAAAGGTTTGAAGGACCAGATATACTGGGTGCAATTAAAAGAATGATTGATAAACATAAAGCTGGATGGGTAACTATGGAAAGACAGGGTTTTCAACTTTCTTTAATACAGATGGCAAAACGTCAAGGAATGCGTGTAAAAGAAGTCAGACCAGATAAGGATAAAGTTGCGCGAGCTTTGACACTTAGTGCTAGAATGGAGTCTGGAGATGTCTATTTTAAATTAGACGCTCAATGGCTTGATGATATGGAAAGAGAGTTATTCACCTTTCCTGTCGGAGCACACGATGATATGGTAGACGCACTCGGATATGGTGTCCTGAACTTGAACGAGCGTAGACAATGGACTGCTTATTAGTTTAGGAGATAAATGGCTAACGAATTAAATGCGTTTCAAAGATTTACGAAACGATTAACTCCATCAGGACGAAGCGAGTTAAAAAGATTAAATTTTAATCAATCACTAGCATCAGCGCTAGATAGATCTGTATACGGATATAACACACAATCAGGATACTTTCCTTCTGACAAATTAGAAGATATTGGCAACGGTTCTGGTAACTCCGCAGTTGCCGCTTGTCTTTCTGTTTTGGCTACAGCTTTTGCTGAACCAAAACTAAATGTTATGAAGGAAGATGAAGTAGGTCAAGATATTGTACTTGCTAAACATCCTGTATCAAAACTATTTAAAAGACCAAATCCTTTTATGTCTGGTGCAATACTTTCACACTATTTAGTTTCTTCCATAAGTGTGGAGGGAGATGCTTATCTTTTTAAGAATAGAAATAATAAAGGACAAGTTGTACAACTAGTTCCTCTTATGCCTGCTTTTGTTAAACCAAAAGGTGATACAGAAAGATTAATTACAAGGTATGAGTACACACCAACTACAGACACAGTTGACATTGACCCTAAAGATATAATTCATATTAGAACAGGTGTAGACCCAAATGATCATAGAAGAGGTTACGCACCAATAAAAACAGTTTTACGAGAAATATTAGGAGATGAAGCAGCAGGTCAATACTCAACTGCTTTGTTACACAATATGGCAATACCCGGAGTTATACTTTCTCCTTCATCTGATGCTATGGGTGGACCAACAAGAGAAGAAGCAGAAGCTATATCTGAAATGTATAAATCAAAATTTGGTGGAGCTAATAGAGGTATGCCAATGGTTCTTACTGGTTCAATGAACATAGATGTTGTTTCTTTTAGTCCTCAAGATATGAACTTGATAGAACTTAGAAGACTACCAGAAGAAAGAGTTTCAGCTGTTATGGGAGTTCCTGCTGTACTTGCTGGTTTAGGTGCTGGTCTTAGTTCAGCTACTTATAGTAATACTAGAGAATTAAGAGAATATTTTACTGAACAAAAACTTGTTCCCCTATGGAGAACAGTTGCAGAAGAATTAACTTATCAGCTACTACCTGAATTTGATGATAATGATAATATTTATTGCAAATATGAAGTTGAAAGCGTAAGAGCATTATCTCAAGACCAAGATGAACTTTATAAAAGAATGAACACTGCTGTTTCAGGTGGTTGGGCAACAATTGGTGAAGCTAGAAATGCAGTTGGTTTAGCTGCTGATGATTCTCATAATGTTTATTTAAGACCACTTAATATGCAACAAGTTGAAGCAACTGGTAAACCTGCTCAAGAAGATGCAGAAGATGAATCAATACCAGTGGGTGAAGATGATCCATTAGAAATACCTGCTGCAACAATTGATCAAACATTTGTTAGTCAAGAAGAATTAGAAAAGAAAGATGTTATGGACACAGGAGACGCTAACCCTGAATCCACAAGACAAGCTATATCTGTAACACCTACAAGAGGTATGGATATGTTTGTAAGTAGAGAAGCTGCTGAAGAGAGAGCAAAACAAATAGGTTGTGAAGGTTCTCATCCACACGAAATAGAAGGTATAACTTATTATATGCCTTGTGCTTCTCACGAATCTTATGAAGGTACAAAAAAATCTTATATAGACAAAATGGTTGAGGAACTTAAAGTATCATTAGAAGAAGCAGAAGCAATGTACGAGAGAGGTGACGACTTGCACAGTCCAGAAGAAAAAGCTCCAGCAGCTTTAATGAGAAATACTTTCACTACTCCTGAAGAAGCTATAGCTAGAGCGAAAGAATTAGGATGCGATGGTTATCACGAAGTAGACAGAGGACCTGCTGGTAAATTTTATATGCCTTGTTCAAGTGAAGAAGATTACAATAAATTAATTGTCAAAGCAAAAGACGATACTAACTTTCCAAGTCCGGGTATGAATCAAGCAGTAAGAATTTCAAATTCAAAATATAAACAATTTCCATATGGTTACGCAAAAGATCTAAAAGAGAACTGGGGAGAAATCTGGAGAATGGCTGGCAATGGCGGTAATCCTCCAACTTCATTCACAGGCAATGATGCTTTTAGGAGATGGTCTGCATATCAATCAGGAGATAGAAGTGAATCTGTTCTTAACTGGGTAAGAAGAAGAGAACGTTATATGGGAAGACATCAAAATGATAAAAGATTAAACGGTGTCATTGCTGCTATCAAATGGGGTGGAGTTCTTAACATAGGTGTTCCAGCTATGAAAGCTGTTATTAATGAAAGAAAAAAACTTGTTAGAGAACGTAGAAAAAAAGCTGCTGAACTAGAAGCAGAAATGGTAATGAAAGCTATCTCTCCTAGAATAAGAAAAATTTTAAGACAGAAAGCTTCTGATCATAACGCAAGCAGTGCTAAATACAAAACTTCTGCAGGTACTTTAGGTAAAGTATTTAACAGAGGAGTTGGTGCTTATAGAACAAATCCGGGTTCAGTTAGGGGTAATGTTTCAGGTGCTGACCAGTGGGCGTTAGCCAGAGTTAACGGCTTTTTGTACGCATTAAGAAATGGTAAATTCAAAAGAAAACCATACGATACAGACTTACTTCCATCAGGACATCCTAACTCTAGTAAAAGTTCAGATGCAGTATTAACAGCTGCAATTGAATCTGGTCTTAAAGCAGAGTCTGTTAGAACAGGTCAATCTGTATCTTGGAGCATAGATAAAAGTCCACAACCACCATCAACAGTTCACGGTGTAGTTGTCTCTGTAAATAACACAGATAAAGAAGCTACTATGCAAGTTTGGCAAATCTTGGAAGACGGTTCACATAAGAGAACAGACAGAAGAGTAACAATGCCTATTTCAAGTCTAAGAATCATATCTGACATCACTAAATAAATCTATTAAAAGTAGTCGTTAAGAAATAGGTTCTGCTGATAAACTTATATATGATATTGGCAATTTAATATATATAGGAGTTTAAGTGTCAGAAAATTTTGATATCAAGTCAATCGACTTAGAAATAAAGAATGACGAAAAAGGTGAAGTCGCTGCGGTTTTTTCGGTATTCGATAAAATAGATTCAGATGGCGACATTGTAAAAGCAGGCTCTATTAAATCAGGTTTTAAATCAGGAGATGTGCCTATGGTATGGGCTCACAAATGGGATATGCCAATTGGTAAAGGTCAAATAGAACAAGACGATAATAAAGCGACATTCAAAGGTCAGTTCTTTATGGATACAGAATCAGGAAGAGAAGCTTACAACTTAGTAAAGGCTATGGGTGAATTACAACAATGGTCTTTCGGTTTTAAAGTTGATGATTCTGAATACGGTAAGTTTAAAAAAGACGGTTCTGAGGAAGAAGAAGATGTTAGATTTCTTAAAGGTCTAACTGTCTACGAAGTATCACCAGTACTTGTTGGTGCTAATCAAGAAACATACACAATGGCTATTAAATCTAATACTGAGTTATTAGAAGAACTTTCAGGTGAAAAAGCTGTTATGACTACAGAAAGTATGAATCAACCAGATCCTGAAGAGGAACCTGTTGAAGAAGTTTCTGAAGAAGAAGTAGTTGAAGAAGCTCCAGTAGAGGAAGCTCCTGCAGAGGAAGCTCCAGCAGAAGATGCTCCTGAAGAAGAAGCTCCTGCAGAGGAAGCTCCAGCAGAAGATGCTGAAGAACAAAAAGAATTAGAAGTTTCAGAAAAGGTCAATAAG